AGCTTTAGAAAATAATGATCTCATTCCAACCATACCTTTTGCTTTTCTTCTTTTTAATTTTTTATCTTTTTTTTCTAATTTTTCTTGTTCTAATAATTCTTCTTTTCTTCTATTCTCAATATCTTCTCTAATTGCTTTATCCGCAGCAGTTTCTTCATACTTTGGTTTTTTAAATGCACCCATAATTATAGTTCTATTTCACACATTCCATTTTTTTTCAACGCACAATATAGCTGATTAGGTGTAAATATCCAAAATTTAGACCAGCCTATCATTCTTTGTACATAACTAACGCAGCTGTGTTCTTTTATCCAAGATCCCATAATTGTTGGAAAACTAGGAACAGTATCTTGCACAGGCACTTTTAGTATATGTCCATTTTTCATTTGTATTAACCTAAATATTTTATCTACTTCTTGCTCATTAAGTATTTCTATATTTAATTTACCAAACAAAAACTCTGCTATTATCCATATTTTTTTTTCAGGATCATAACCCATTACTCCACAATGTTTAAAACCCTTTTTAAAAAATTTAGTATGTCTATGATAATCTTTATTTTCGTAGAAATATACTAACCATTCATTCTGTTTTGCCATACACTTTTTCTTTTTTTATCACCAAATATACTCCAACCTCTTGTTTTAACAACAGTAGGATTTTTAGCTTTACCAGATATTAATTGTTTACCTTCACCAGCTCCTAATAATAAATACTGTAATGCGTCATGGACATGGGAGTATCTATTCTTCATTGGCTTTTCATCATATCTATCACCTGAAGTCTGCATTCTTCTGTAGAAATAACCACCATTAAATCCTTTTTTAAGATTAATACATCTATGATCTACTAAGAAACCAGCAGATCCTTCTACTAATCTAGCTAATGAAGTTTCAACAGCTTCTATTCTAAGAGCTACATCATTACTATGAGTAGGTTTACCCATTATTCCATTTTGTCGCAGTATTTGAAATGGTGTAGTTTCATCTGTTTGAGCTCTAAAATCTCCAGCTGGATCACCAAATACTTCTATATCTAAATTTCTATAATTCTTTGCAAACTCATATTTTAATAGTTCACTAAATCTTGCAATACCCATATCAAAACATACTAACTCTTGAAGTATAATCCATCTACCATTAGGTAACTTTTGACCGAACACTGCAGCTGGTGTTAAACCAAAGTCAATACCAACATAGACTGTTGTTTGAGCCGGCTCTAGATCTTCTTTTGATAAATGTATTTCCATATTCCAGTTAGGATATACTGGTTTACCTTCTTCTAAAGATCCTAGTTTATTCATTACATAAACATCAATCCACCCTTTCATCTTACCTTTAATAATATTGTTATAATAATCTTGTGTAAGATTGTTTTGATTTTCGCATTTACTATTTCTTTTATATCCTTTGAGTGTACCATCTTTATTTTTATCTTCTAACAAAGCAGATGGCTGCGTATAAAAATTCCAATTCTCAGGCTTAACTAACATCAAAGCTTCATCTCTAGATAGATGATCTGGTACTGGTACATCACCAGCCATAATAGGCCACCAATGATCTTCTTCTGGTGCGTTAGTATCTGCAATAACTCCATACCAAGAAGCACCACCATCACGCATACTAGGATATCTACCTACCCTCATAGTACAAGCGTCAATAATGCTCTTAGGAAGCTCTCTGGCTTCGTTTACCCATACTCCTGTTAGTTCTAATGATAAAAGCTTTTTAACATCTTCAGGTCTATCTAAAGCTAAGAATATGACCTCTAATTCTAGTTCACCTACATTTATTCTGTGCGTATAAGGTACTGACCATGAGAATATACCCCATTCATTTTCAGGAAACCAGTCTAACCACGTCTTGATAGTAGTCGTTTTAAGTTGCGGATTAGTATTCCGAATAACGGCCCACCTACTTTTTCTTTTCCCTTGTGCATTTTTTTCTTGTTGGAGAGCACGTCTAAGTACCTCAATAGCGCAAGCGACAGACTTGCCACTTCCTACTGGCCCTCGTAAACCTCTAAAAAACTCATTCCCCTTTAGAAAGTTCTTTAAGGTATTGCCATCTGGTTTGTAACTTAGCTGTGCCATTTATACTAGATTCTTGTCTATCGCTTCTCTTAGCAATCTTTCTCTGACTTTTGGGCCAAGGCTTTCTATTAATTTGTCGCACTCCTTGTCCGTTACTGAAGCTTCTGGAAGGAATTTTAGATGTACCTTTCTTACGATCTGTCTTAGCTTCCGTCTTTCTGCTAGAGAAATGTGAAATAGCTGCCTGTTCTCCAGATTCGTTACGTCGTCTGTTTTGTCTATACTCATACAAAAACTCCTTAAATAAATCCCAATCAAGATATATCATTGGACTAGAAAAGTCTCTTTTTAATATTAATAAATCAGCAGATCCTTTCCATTTATCTAATTGGGCGAAGCCCTCGCCATTTTTTCTAGCCTTGACTTCAATATTAGTTCCCTCAAAAAGATCAGATACTTGAACGTCATGAGGGAACGCAGCAATAGCACCAGATAAAGGTTGTCGCCTGGCATTAAACCCTTCAGCTTGAAAGAGTTTTACTATTTCGTTCTCTACTCTAGTACCCTTTCTTTTTGCTTTGCTTGACAACTTTCATTCCTTTTTTCTTAGCTGTTTCTTTTGCTTTTTTCTTTCCAGCAGCAGTATATGGAAATTTCATTTTACCAACTTTAGGCATTTTCGACCTCACTTTCTTTACTGACTTTAGACTTTAAAACTTGACTACGCAATACTATTCTATCTTCATAAGCTTTATCTAACTTATTCATTAATACATTATTTATTTCTTTAATATCTTTTACTTCGTCTTGAAGTATTCTTACAGTAGTCGTTAAATCATCAATAGTCATAGTTTTCATTCCTTATTGTTATAAAATTTTTTTAGGTAAACTACAACTATATTAGAAATAAAATATTATTTCAATTCACTTACTAGCAGTTCCACGCTCTAAGTGATTTATTAATTCTAGAATCAGGATCTCTTGATGTTTTTGCAGAAGTCAGCTTCTTTTTCATACCTTTCATTCTTGCACAGAATGATTTTCTTCTCTTATTGCCCTTTTTCTTAGAAGGAGCTTTAAGATTGCCACCAGTAGCTCTGTTATAACTAGCTCTACCTTTGGCATTTAACCCACCACTTTTATTCTTTCCTTCTTTTCTTTGCCATGCTGGAGTTGCCATTAGAAACTCCTAAACTTTTTTACTTTAGCTGCTATACCTTTAGGTTGCTTAGACACTTGTTTGCCTTTTTTCTTTGTTTTTCTTTTAGCAGCAGTAGTTCTAGCGTATTCACTAGGAGATAAAGCTTTAATAGCAGCACTTGGCAAATATCTTTCACCTGTTTCAGATGATTTCTTACCAGACTTGGTACGCCATTTCTGTTTACCCCATGCTTTTAGCGATTGCTGTGATCTTGCAAGGGACATTATCTATATCCACCACCAGCAGCTTTATATCTTTTTGCTAATAGTTGTGCTTTTCTTGCAGACCATTGTCCACTAGCTGTACCTTGAACAGCAGATGACTTAATAGACTGAAACAGTCTTTTTCTAAGAGTAGGCTTGGTATAATTACCAGCCTTATTTACTGTACTTTTTTTCTTCATAACTTTTATTGCCTTGCAAGGCGTGAGAGAAACCCTCTCTTGGTTTATCGTCTAAAGACATTTTACCTTAAATCTTAGAAATATTTTTGTCTACGCACATATGTTTACTTTTTTTAACTCTGTTGTGTGTATGACATCTTTACTACTAACCACCAGTTAGTTTTTAACCCCCACCCTCTCGTTCTAGCTAAGATCGATACTAACCTTTATATCTCCGACTACTTGGTGATTAACTCTGTCTGGTGTACGTAACCCAACTCTATCTAGTATATCCTTACTGGCTTCTAGCTGTACGTATTCACTCTTTGCATCGTTTGATAGTTGTACTAACTTATTACTTGCTGTTACTGCACCTAGACCTATCGTTCTTGACACACATTCCATCATGTATCTTTGTACTTTTGGGAGACGTAGTGTACGAGAAGCACTTACCCTAGCTGATTCTCTACTGACTTTCGTTGAATATCCAGCCTTTTCTGCTGCTTCGACTATGCTGCACCCAGTTGATACGATGGTATCGACAAGTGCCTTTTGTTTATCTGTTAATTCCGTATTATCCGTCATATTCGCTATCGTTGGATAATTGTAATCATTGATAAAATCATGTCAAGCATAATCAACATGGTGTGACGATTGGAGCTAATCCAGCCTACCCTTCGGCTCGTCTACGATAGAGCTCTTGCCTATGGCAAG